CGACTTAGTTTTGCAATTTTAGGTGTATTCTTTACAAGCAGTATATTTGTAGGCTGGTTAACTTACAAGAGAAGCCGCGGCAAGTCAGTTGAAGCAGGAACAAACATAGGTTGGTTTATCACTGAACTACTACTTGCACTTGGCATGATCGGTACAGTCATTGGATTTATTCTAATGCTAGGCGGCAGTTTTGAAAACTTAAACATTTCTGATACTGGCAGTGTAAAAACTGCACTCACAGACATGGCAATAGGCATGAGTACTGCACTGTACACTACACTGGTAGGAATGGTGTGTAGCCAAATACTTAAGGTGCAGTTAGTCAATGTCGAATCCAAGTAACAAACTAAAATATAAAAGCAGTATAGGCTTTACAGACTTACTATTCAATCTTGTAATTGGATTTGTGTATCTATTTGTGATTGCGTTTATTCTTATTAACCCTGTTGCTAAAAAAGGTGATGTAACGAAAAAAGCAGAGTACATGGTCACAATAGAATGGAATCATAAGTACAATGATGACATTGATTTGTGGATTAAAGACCCAGCAGGCAACATTGTAAGTTTTTTGCAGAAGAGCAAAGGATTGATGCATTTAGAAAAAGATGATTTGGGTTACAGCAATGACATGTATGTAAAAGGTAGAGAAAAGAAAATAATTCACCTTAACAGAGAAGTGCTTACACTCAGAGGCACATTCCCCGGCGAATATCAAGTAATGGCACATGTGTATAATCGTAAGTTTACTATGTTAGATGGCAAACAAAGACAGGACTTGCCAGGCATTATAGAAATCACTGTTATTAAAATTAATCCTTATAGTGAAACATATTTTGCTAGAGTGCCCTATATTGAAACAGCGCAAACATTGAGTTTGGTTAGATTTAATATTGGTGACAACGATGCATATCTTGGACATAACAATACCCCAAGTAACTTTATAACTAAAAAAGGGACTAGTGGACTAGGAAGGTATAACCGGTATTAGCAATGTTTGATTTTAATTTACTTCCATTTTTTGCAAGCATGCTATTACTTACATTAATAGTGCTAGGCATTGGTGTGCATTTTTATCGCAACGCACTTGTTATGTTTGTATTAATTCCTGTTGCACTGTTTTGTGCATTTAGTGGGTATAACACTATTACTACTATGCTGGGCTATCCTGTAACGCAAACTATACCTGAAGATAGCATGTATCTAAACCATATTGAAAATGGTGATGGATCAGAACTATATGTATGGGTCCTAGAGCCAGAACGTATGATGCCAAAGAACTATAGTATTCCTGCAACTGATGAAAATAAGAAACAAATGCAACGTGCAAAAGGTCGTACTGACAGAGGCATAAATCAACAAATAGGCAAATACAAAACTGATCGAGTAGGCGACAGAAATGATGGTGACTATATGGTATATGACTTTACTATTGATCCACAAGGTTTGAAGTAATACGCTACGCCTATTAGTCAATAGTTTTACAATTTTTATTTCCTAGTGTATAATATGTAAATATTATATACACACAGGAGATACATATGGCACCGCGTAATCATAAAAATTGGCTTACAACACCTAAAGTAGAACACATTAGCAGTGATGCTTACAACAGTTTCTATCTATATGAACAAGAACAAGAACACATCTTTAGTAAAGTATGGGTGCCCATGTGTCACATCAGTGAGATGTACAACCAAGGAGATTTCCGCACAAGTCAGATTGCAGGACAACGTGTAGTTGCTTGGAACACAGGCATGGGTGTCAAAGCATACCTTGGAGATAATATTACAAGTGTAAGAGGCAACATGGCTAGTAACGAAGCAGCTGGTAAAGAACTACACTGTGAAGTTTATCATGGCGGTATGGTATGGGTCACACTTAATGATAACCCAGACTGCAGTGTAGACGAGTGGACAGCAGGAGCATTTGATTGCATTGCTGAGGCTATCGATACTGAGGAAATGGAAGTTTTCCATTATCATAAAGCGGTTATAGATACAAATTATAAATTGTGGCATGACACAAACAGTGAATTTTATCACGACTTCATGCATTATTTTAATAGAGTGAGTGGATTTAATGACGAATATTTCGCTAGAAAAAATATCCCTTTTGATAATGGTCATGTTAATGTTAGCAGCTTCACTGTTAACTATGAAGAGTATGATGGATTTGAAGATCGCGGGGAACTATCTTTTCCCAATCTGCCGCCCAACCAGTGGTACATGGTTGACCTATTCCCAGGATTCAATTTTAACCTCCGCGGGAGTGCATATCGTAGTGACTCAGTAACACCACTTGGACCAAACAAAGTTTTAATCGAGTTTCGTGGTTACGGACTTAGAAAAGATACACCAGAGGAAAGACAAACACGCATAAAGCATCACAATAGTATATGGGGACCTTTCGGCAGAAACTTGCACGAAGACCTTATTGGTGTTGCTGGTCAAGGTACCACAATGCGTGAGGGTACAGAATCAAGAAACATACTGCACGGCAGACATGAAAATTCGACAATACACGACGAAGTTGGCATGCGTCACTACTATGCAGAGTGGGGCAATTTTCTAGGAGTTGATCCTGCAAATCCACTACAAGGACAACTTCAAAATGTTAGTAAGGCTGCGTAAGCGAGTATTCAAACTTATGGATTGGCTAGCCAGAGACACTGGCTGCAAGCACATGGGTCGTAACTAAAAGAGGCAAATATGAAAGAGTTTATGCTTGTTATCTCTATGTGGGGTAACACAGGAACTGAATGGGAATACATCGGTAATCAGATGGTATTGCAACAACCCATGACTGAATCACAATGCGAGTACATGATCAAAGAGGACATGTGGGCTGCATCATATGAAAATGAATACTATATGATGGTAGCACAGTGTTACCCTAAAGATTGTGCTGGTCAGGAATCTTGCACAAAATAATTGGCTTTGGGGGAAGGATTCGAACCTCCACGCTTAAATACATTGCACACATACTTAAACAGACCGTAAACAGCGGCCCACGTCTACCATTTCGTCACCCCAAACCGGTTGTTATGCGGCTATAGCAACCTCTTGCTTTTTATCCATTGCCGCTATCATTCTTGTTAAGCCTATACCTCCGCCTACTCTTTCAAAGAAGTCATGCTTTAAAAACTCTTCTAGTTCTGCTTGTACACGTTCTTTACCAAACAATTCAAATAATAGTTTGCTGTATGCACCATCTGTAATACTGTGGAATGTATCACGCATCATATCAACATCACAACTGCGCTCTGCACTACCAATAGTTTCCATGCCACCTAAGATAACGTCCATCTTCTTGGCAGTGTTGCCATCATCATTTCTTGCCATGTTCCAGAAAGGACTTGTAAGTTCAGGAAAGTTTGTAATAATAGTTTGACCAAACTCTGCTTCCATATCTAGTTCGTGTTGTGCGTTCAGCTCAACATCTACAGGAACATCATAGTGTGCTTGCCAATCGCCGTAGGTCTTTTCTGTAAGTTCTCCAAAGCCTAGATATTCTACTAGTTCATACTCCATTGCTTTTAGATCATCTACGTTGCCTGGCATCTCAAATTCAAACATTGGAAATATTATATCATGTCTACCTGGAATAGCATTTGGTTCTTGTCTGTAACTAGTGCTGACACAAAAAAAGCCTTTCGATGAAGGCTTAGTAAGTAATTCATATTCTAACCACATCTGACCTGTTTGCGGCAAGGGCCATACGTTACCTGCGTAATTGTATGTTGCTACATTAAATGGATCTTCACATGCTGCAAGTATTGACAATCGGTTTTGTGTGTGTACTTCTTCAAAACCTTTGTCTAAAAAAAAGGACCTTAATAGGCCCGACGTGTGTGTAAACTTTTGTGGATTTATTAGTTGTGTCATTCTTTTTTCCTCTAGATATTCAACCTAAAAAAAATATAGTCAAAAAAATATCGACTGTATTTCCCGTTCGTTTATTTAGTCTTGACACGCTAAAGTTTGTATGTTATAAATATACTGCAATGTTGAAACAAACTCAACGCTAGGCTGGACCAGGGGGCGGTACCCTGCGCCTCCACCATAAACACATGAACGGAGAATAGAACTATAAACAGTTTCAAAGATAAGTGTAGAATATTTTATATCGTTAAAGGTCATCTTAACGTACCTGCACAAACAATAGAAGATTGTTACGATTATTATTTTAGAAGAATGTGGAATAATAATGAGTGTTACATATATGAAGAAGGCTTTGAACAAGAATACAATCGTGTGTTTATGATGGGGGCGAAATAGGATCGACAGGTAGTCAATAGGTAAGTGGAGTTGTCCGGCGCAAGCTCGGTTAACGCAAGAACAATAGTAATCGCAAATGATAACTATCAGGCAGAAATGTCACTAGCAGCCTAGTTTAAAGGTATGCGTGAGCGGGTACTGCTTAGAAACAGAAGTGCCATTTTATTCGAAGAGGAACGAACAATGGGCAAGAAAAGATCAAGAGCAACACAAACAAGCGGTGGCGCACACTGCCAAAAACGCAGTGCAGAGTCTAAAGCACAGCGAATAGAATATAAAAATACATTTACTGAAGGCACAAATAAACGTGCCGCCTGGGCAAGAGGCAGAAACGTAGTACTAACTATTACTAATCCTAATACAAACGAAACAAACAAACCTTTTATCCGTGTAAACGCAAGTGAAGTATGGGGCGATTGGCGCGGAAAGAAGGCACCATCAAAACAATAACTTTTCTATTACTAGTGTGGTTACTAGTTGCTTGCACACCGATCATTAGCACTACTAGTTTAATACACAGTATAGCAAAAGGTGATGCAATTGGTACAGCAACTGGCTTATTTGGTCAATTTACAAGAGATAAAGAACCAGAACAAGGTCCAGTAAAACCTTTAGATAAAAAATCAAGAGCAGAAATGTTAGAAGATCTACGCAAAGCATTAGAAAAAATAGATTCATGAGTTGTCCTTATTTCAATCAAGGGTTATTCATAGGTAGTCTTCCGGAAGGCAAGACACATATATCAATGTGTTGTTTTCAAAAGAGAAAAATAGTTGACGAGGTAAATTTCAACGATCCTTTCTTAACAAGTATTCGCAAGGATAGTGCAACGCAAATTCCATCTGAATGTGATCCGCATTGTAGTATCCCTGGACATGTTGCAAACGAACGAGAAAACTCTACTGTAGAATGGCGAGATTTATTTAAAGAAAGCAATACAACAGCAATAAAGATGTTGCATCTAGAGCAGTCTCTAATTTGTAATCTTACTTGTATAAGTTGTAGTACACAATTTAGCAGTGCATGGAATAAAGACTATCATCATTTTGTACCTAATGCGCCTAAAATAAAACTTAAAAAGTTTCCAGAAGAAAAGTGGAAAAATTTAGATTTAACACAACTTGAAAAATTGCATTTTACAGGCGGAGAACCTTTGTTAAATGGTGATAATAAAAAAATATTACAGCATTTAGAAAAGTTAGAAGTATTAGAAAATGTTATGATTTCCTACAATACAAACGGAACTATATTGCCTGACAGTGAAACACT